TTTGGAAAACCCACCAACAAACCAATAAAAGAAAAAAAGGTTAAAAGGTTTGGGGATATAGATAAGGTTGAATATGATAATAGATTTAAGTATTTAGATATGGTTTATACTTTACTAAAAGAATTAAATACTACAGATACAATAATTTATGAAAAGAACTACATATCTTGTTTAAATTGGATGTCCTACTTTTATCAAAAAAATAAAATAGAAATAAGTAAAAAAGGTGGTATATGAGTGTAAATATAATTAGTTTAAATCAAATCATAAATTTATTCCAATCGTTTAGTGAAAGAAACTATTTCATTAAGGATTTTGGTTACGGACCGACAAGTGATATTGGGACTTCAAGACAAATGAACTTCCCATATATGTGGTTGTCTCTGGACCAAAACTCAACGATTGTAATACAGAACAAAACTGCCATACCCCAATATGGTATAACAATCTTATTTATGGATAAGATGAATATTCAAAAGAATTATTTGGATATAAATGGGGTGAATAGTGATAATTCACAGGAAGTATTAAGTGATATGTTACAATTACTTCAGGATTTGATTACAGAGATTGAGGTAGAATGGGGAAATTATGGATTAAGAATTGAAGGTGATGTAAATTGTTTTCCTGCCGTAGATGAAACACAGGATAAAGTAAATGGTTGGGTGGGACAATTCACATTAAGAGTGAAACATTCCAATTGTATTCTTCCAACGGGGGACATCGTCCAAACAAACTTATCCCCAATCAATCCATTTACCCGTTATTTGACTTGTGATACATTATCTTTGTGTCCCACAATAATAGATATAGAAAATCAATTATCTACTCTTACAGGGGATACAAAATATTATGGTTCATTTTCATTTAGTGGAAACCAAACAGGAAATCGTAATGTTGTATTAACGATGAGTGCAGATACGGAAGATAGTTGGAATAATGGTATTAGTTTAAGTGGGGGAACAAAGTTTATGATTAATAATCCTGGTGTATATGATATACAATTCAGTAGTCAAATGGTTAAATTACAAGGTAATAGTGCCACACATATACATATATGGTTGTCCCAAAATGGAACCGATGTTCCTAATAGTGCCTCACAAGTAGGATTTCCAAGTAATTCAGTATATTCAGTTCCATCTTGGAATTGGTTTTTTGAAACAACAACACCAAATGAATATGTTGAAATAAAGTGGGAGATTAATAGTAATCAAGATAATGCCGTTAGTATAGTATCACAACCCATAACAGGAAGTATTCCATCAATACCAGGAAATATAATAACTATTAATAAAATAGGGTAATGAGTAATTTAATTACACCACAGAAGATTAAGGAATTTGGTAGGGACTATGTAAAAATACTTACCCGTGAATTATTAAGGGCAGGTAAAGATGCGTCAGGACAACTTATTCGTTCAATCAATTATAAGATAGTTGAGGATGCGGAAATTATCCGTATGGTGATATTGGCAGAGAAATACTTGGAGTTTGTTGATAAGGGTAGAAAACCTGGTTCATATTCAACCTTATCTATATCCCCAAACCTTTTAACCTTTTTTTCTTTTATTGGTTTGTTGGTGGGTTTTCCAAATAATCCTGTGTATTGACTTCTAATAAATTTCCTCCAGACAAAAAAAAATTAAAGATATTATACACCTTTGAAACGGGGGCATTCCTAAACAACTCTTGTCGTTCCATAAATTCACCCTTAAATGTTTCTAATTTACCATTTTCTTTTTTCTTTCTTAAAAAGATACATAATAACTTATCCATAACTTTGAATATATTATTATCTCCATCTTCTAATATAGTTTCAATACTAATTACCTCCCCCATCGTAAGTTGATTAAAATTACTTTTAATGTAATATTTTTCACCTTCTAATTCTATAAAATCTACATTAACAGGTTCAACATCCTTTGTTGTAAATTCAAGTTCTTTTGCCAATGTTTCAAAATCGTTGGCATTCATCATCATCAATATCTCCTCATCAATCTTTAATAATATCTCTATTGTTTTAACAGATATTTCTAATGGGTTTAAATTAGTTTTATCAACACTAAACAAAGTAATAAAATCACTTAATTTAACCTCATCCCAACTTTCGGGTAAGAAATAATCTTTTATTTCATCATCAACTTCAATACTTAATTTTTTCATTTCCTTTTTGTTTTAAATTATTATTTTTTATTATAAATATATTTTTTGTTAGGGTGTTTTTACATAAATCTAAATGTCTTTGTTGTCCCCACTTTTATTTCAAATATCATTCTATATGCCATCGCATCACTAAAATCGGGGGAACGACCCAGTAACCTTTTAACATCCCCCTTATTAACCATACCAATCTTTCCAACCCTATCACTTGGTTTGTGTTTTACCTGTTGTAGTTCCTCAATTATCTTATCATCATACTTTGACTTCAACACTTTTAATTCACCACTATTTACAACTTCCCCCAACTTGAAATATAATTGGGTTTTAAGGTTTTCGTAGTTTTCATCTCTTAATGGTTTTCCATTATTCACTATTGGTTTGGCAGATTTAAGGTAATTCATCAAATACTTACCCACACCATCACTATCATAACTGATATTATTGGGGAATACTTTATATTCTTTTGCCTTATCCCTGATTACATCTTCAATAATACCTTCAGGATTAACAATTATTTCTACCAGTGTTAAATCTTCCCATACCATTATAACGGCATTATCACTTGTGAAGGCAATATCCGCACTGATATAGGTTTTAGGTTTTTCTACAATAGGTTTTTTATCTATGAATATCCCCATTATGGTTTCAAAATCCATTAGACAATTCGGGTCGTCGTCATAATCCCAATTCCCATTTATCAATCTTTCCTTATCTTGGTTGGATAATGACTTATGTAGGTTATTAACATACACATCGTTGATGAATGGGTTGTCTAATACAAGGGATTGTATGAACTTTCTATGTGTCGGTAAGGTATTATCACTACTCGGTAAATAAAAGTCCCTATAAAGGAAGTTTTTGGAGGGGTTACAAGTCATAAGTAGGAATGGTTTTATACCTGTTTCTACATTCATCCATCTACCCAACCTTGATTGGAGTATTTGTTTTCCCTTTTCATCTACTTCACCTGCCTCATCTATAATCCCAAAAGTCAGTAGTTGTCCCCCAAGACGGGTATAATTCGGGTCGGAGGGTAAATATCTTAATTCAAGACAGATTATCTTTGAACCATTTTCAAATGTTATTTCACCTGTGGTTGAATTATACTTATAATGTTCATCTGTCTTTAATCCCCAATCACTTAATACTTCCATTAGGGACACTATCGTTGTCTTCTTTAATGTAGTTAATTCATTCCTACATAAACCCACTCTAATACCAGGATATTGAAGACATTTAATTATCGTGAAGGCACACGAACCATATGATTTACCACCTGCCGCAGCACCCCCATATAATACTTCTGTCGTATCAACATCATCAAAGTATTCAAATATCAAATCTTGTTTTAACGATGGGGTAAAATTTATCTCCATCATTTCATTATATCTTTATATCTTCTTTTATTAACTTCCCTGAATATCTGTGGCATCACATCATTTGTTAGTTTTTCACCCCAAGTTATAATCTCTTCTTCTTTATTGATATTATAATCATACATCTTAAAACCTCCGTGTGTTGTTTCGTGTTGAACCAGTGTTATATCTTTATATGAACCATCTAATGAACTTAAATTTATGAAGATAAAGAACCTTGAATAATCTATCGTATAGTCCATAACAGGAATATAATTACACATACCATCAATATATGTTCCACCTTCTTCTATTCGTTTTCTACAATCGTGTATATTTAATCCGTGTAGTTCTTCTACTTGGAAGTAATAAAATAAATCAAGGGCACTTTCCCCCAATAAAAATTCGTAATCTTCGTTATTCCTCAATAGTATCATCATCCTTTTTTGGTTTTAGTATATTTATTACAATACCCTCGTGTTTATGTTCGTGTTTTTCGGGGGTATAATATCCAAACATCTTATTCAACATATCCAGTCCTTTTAACCAATTTTGTCTATCTGTTGATGTCTGTGTTTTACATTCGTCAATCATATCAATTAAATCACGAACTATCTTATCTTTATTTACTCCATATTTTAGTTCTAATTCACTTTCTTTGAACTTGATATAATCTTCTACCTCTTTGGTTGTTTTCATCTTATACACACTTCGTTTGGCAATCTCTGGGTTTTCTACCCCCATTACATCCATATATGCCCTTGTCCAATTCAATCCATTACTGAACGCAGTATCTACAACCAATTTTTTCTTTTGGAAATTTGTTTTGTATCCCATCGTTATTTATTTTTATGTTTCTTCTTACATTTGGAACACCCAACTTCTACCTGTGGTTCAGGTGGTTGTTGGATAGGTTCTTCAATCTGTAAGTTGTTATACCAATTTAATAGTTGTTGTTGTCCAAACTTTATCTGGGCAACGCAGTGAAGACATACACTGAATGTGGGGTCAAAATTTCCCCTAATTATATTAGTCATACTTTTAACATCATACCCTGTGACTTGTCTTAAATTTACCAATCTTAATATTTCTTCTCTTAAATTATTTTCCATTCTTCAATATTTTATAATAAACAATTATACATTCTTCCTGTTCGCATTCTTCGTCTTCTTCTAATTCAAAGATGTCTAATATATCATATTCAACATCATCACCTTCTCTTTGTTTAATAATATAATCAATATCCCCAAAGAAACTTTCGGAGGTTGAATAATCGTAATCTAATGTAATATACTTTTCCATAATCCTTTTATTTTATTTATTTATCTTTATCAATTTCATTTTTATTAACCAAGTCACACATCGTGGCAACCCATTTACCCATCCAATATTTCAAATCTAAAACCTCATCTTCGTAATAAAACCATTCTTGTTCTATGTAATAAAATCTTAATTCTAAATCTGTGATTTTTTCATTCAATTCTTCCATCTTGTTTTCCAACCTTTGGATGGTTGTTTCTAATTTTTCTTTTAAATCCTTTTCCATTTTACCTGATTATTTGTCTTTCGTTGTTTATTGTTTCGTTTGTGTAGAGTTCTAATTCTGTTTTTAATCTTCCCTCTTCCTGTAACTTTTTCCATCTCTTATATGACTTCTTTTTCCACCATTCAATTATATTATCCATATTAAATTTATCGTAATTTATTCCCTTTACAAGTTCGTCACCATTTAATATATGTTGGATATTATTATCATACCCATAGTTAGAATAATACCATCTTTTTTTAGTCATCGTTTTCATACGATTTTTTAAGAAATCATCAAATACTTTTACTAAATCCTTATTATGTTTTTTCATTTCTGTTTTAAGGATTTGAATTAGTTTTGAAAACTCCCTTTGTTTTACACTTGATACTGGTAATCCATTATCATTTAGATTTTTGATAAGACAACCACCCCATTCAGGGTTTCCGTATATCTCCCTTACTTCTTGTAGGATTGGATAATATAATGAATTTGGGGGGAACATAAGGTTTTCACTTTCCGTCATATCCCAATACCTTACAAATGGTTTTAATCCATCATACATACTAACACCTTTGATGTCCCCATATAGTGATGTAGTTTCCCAATGTATAATATTACACTTGTCCTCATACTTATCGTTGAACATATTTCTAACTTCGTGTGATAATCCTAATAGACAAATTAACTTACCACCCAAATAATTGTATCCAAATGGTTGAACGGGGATAATATGTGTTCCATTAACCATAAATTTATTTACATCCTTACCATCAACAGGTAATCCAAACAATTCGTTTCTTGGTTTGATAGATAATACTGGACTACATATTCTTGTAAATCCTAAATAAGTTCCTGTTTTGTTTTCTTTAATCCCCAATGTAAGTTGTCTTCCAATTTGGTTTTCCACAGGCATTGACGCAACTGACTGAACGATTGGATTATAAAACACAGATTGTAATTCCACAACTGAAATATCCATATCCATAGGGGACATAGTATAATCGTTGAATAAAAGATACTCTTGTCCTGATATATCAATATCTTGGATTTTTTCTTTTTTTATTTCCATAAAATAATCCTGTATTCCATCTAATCTATCATACCAAGACATAAAAGTCAGTGTGATACGGACAACATCATCATATGTTAATTCTTTTTTTTCCATAATTTATCCTTTTTTCATAAATAAATATTAAACACCTATTTTTGTTTCGGTTTTTAATAAAAAAAGGGGGATTAAATCCCCCAAGTTTATAATTGTTTTTGTATCTTCTGTTTGACTTTCTTTACATTATGGAACACAAGGCAGTGGTCCAGTCCGTATTCTTTCTCTATCTGTCTGTATGTCTTACCATTTACAAAGTATTCTTCCCACATCCTGTCTTCAAACCAACTTTTACTTGTTGATTTATAGATTTCATTTACTTTATCTAATCTTTCCTCAAATAAGATTTTATCATCTATATCATCATCACTTGGTATATCAACATAATCTTGGATATAATCATAATCTTTAATTCTTATATTTTTGTGAAATGGTGATGTATTTGAATGAACTTGGTTTTTAACCGAATTGATAAAGTAATATTTAAAATACCCCATTTCATATACCTTTTCTATCTTCTCTCTGTTCTCCAAAAAAGAAATTGATAATTCACTTATTAATTCAGGTTTTAACTCAAAACGAGGGGATAATAAGTTATTCATTATTTCATCATAGATTGAACCTTTCGTGGTTATTTCTATTAGTATGTCGTTGATTTTCATTATTGGAATATTTGTTTAAAACCATCAAACATCTTTTCCACCAAGTCGTGGAACTTTTGTTCGTTATTTGTGGCAGGGAAGATTTCATCCATAATCAAACAGAATGATATTTTCATTTCCTTATGTAAGTCGGCACTCAACTCATATTGTTCTAATTTGTTATAAACAAATAGTAGGGCACTTGTAGTCCCCAGTATGGTATAAAGAATATCTTGTTCGTTTAAGATAAACTCTTCTTTGGTAATACCATCTATATCTTCATATTCGGTATAGATTTGTAATTTGTGTTGTAAGTCCGTGTTATAGTTAATTAACTCCTGTATAACTCTTGAATGGTGGGGTTGAATATTACTTATATCTATCCCTAATAATTGTTCTATCATTTCTTTTTTGTTTAATGGTTTATTAGTCAAATGGGATTTCATCTTCTATATCATCCCCAAATAAAATTATCAGTGATAATCTTAATGTGTCGTATTCACTTCTTATTTTTCTTCCCAAGTCCATATCGTTGGGTGTGTTCTTAATCGTTCGTAAGATGAACTCTAAATAGTCCTGACAATCACAGATTATTGGTTCCCCGTTTTCATCTTCCATTACATAAATTCTTTCGTTCCTTTCCATCGTTTTTTGTTAAAAGAAAAATCCCCAAACAGAATGGGAAAAACTGAATGGGGATTTATAATCGGTGTCTCGTTCTACTTCATCTTACGATATACTTTATCTGTCCCGACACCTATACACAT